CCGGGGCGTTCCCGGCCTGGGTGTCGTACTTGACGATGTTGTGGTTCCAGTTGTTGACGATGCCAGCGCCCAGGTCAACGAACGTTGCCGCGGCGCTTGCGGCCACTTCCATCTGGGCGTTGCCGATGATGAGCTTGTCGGTATCGGTGGACGCCAATTGATAATCAGGCATAGTGCCTCCCTAACTTACCGTCGATGACGGATAAACGATCGTGACCAGGACGGGGCAATTGTACAAGGCGTCGGCCTCCTCGTAAATAGTCCCTGGCCCCGGCTCTGCGAAGGCCCGAGACAGGTCGAACCCGTTCTTCGTGCCATACGTCGCTGTGGATGCCGCCCCGTTGAACAGGTCGCGCACCTCTCGTGCGAGGTCTTCAGCCCCCGCGTAGGTTCTCGCTCTGCAGTTGACCGTGAACGGCTGCGTCTCCATGCCGTAGCGCAGCGTGTATCCCGGAGTCGCAAAGTAGCTGATGCTCGGAACGGTTGCGTCTTCCGGGCGAAGGCCGTACGTGATCCGTGTCGAGACAAGTGCGGTGATAGCGCTTGCCTGGGCGAGCGTATAGCCTACCGCCTGATACGGCTTCACTGCAGGTACTCTTTAAACTCAAGCCGCCCGTTCTTTTCCAAGATCGTGAGCGTGCGGCCTTTCGCCAGATCGAGCGCCGGTCGAAGGAATGGCTGCGCCCGGTTTCTGACGGTCCCGAACTCGATGTACGGTCCATATTCCACGGGCGTACCTATCAGCACCTCGCGATCGCTGGACGGCTTCTGGATTACGTCGTCGGGGCGCGCTCCAGGGCCGGTCGGAACCGTGCCGCGGTCGTTTGCCTGGGTCGTGATGCTCGCGGCAAGCCGCCCGGTGTCTATGGCACAGAGCAATTTCGCCTGTCCCTCGACGATCAGCCCGACTTCCCACATGGTGCGCCCGGTGGCCACCTTCGCTCTCACCTTCACTTCCTGCCCGCGCCATGCGTCGCGGACTTTCTGCTTCGTGTAGCGCGCCATCAGTTCACCAGCCTGAGCGGGACGAACTTCGCGCCTCCGAGAAACAGCACGTCATCCGGGCGGCCGGTGATCTCGTAGGTACTGCCGCCGTAGACGACCTTGTCGGTGAACAGCACGTCGGCGTCCGCCTTGCAGGCGAGGACGTGGGAGGACTGTGTGAGGATCTGGTCTGAGAAAAACGAGTCGCTGGATCCGGCCTGCCAGATCGCCGCCCGAGTGAGCGTGGTCAGCGCCGTAGAGACGGACATTCCGCCCATCCCGTCGAAGCTGATGGTCTCTCGGGCTATCTGGACCTCGCCAATGAGCCGCAGCGCCGATTCAAAGCTCATAGCGCCCATACCTCGGCACTGTCCACGGCATGAACGGATCTGTCAGCTCCTTCGGGTAGCCGAACTCTCCCTTGCTTTCCGAGTACGTCTCCGACCACGGCCCGAGGCGCTTACTCTGCACGCCCATGCGCTTTGGCCGCTCCTCGATGTCGTACTGGATGAGCGCTGCGACCAGGGGCTTGATCTCCGTCGGCCAGCGGACAACGGCGAAGAACACCGTCGCGCCCGTGGCCTCATTGGTGAACGAGTGCGTCCTGGTAGCGGCCCCTGCGAAGCTGTAGCTCGATGCGATCGTGAGCGCTGAAGTCGAAACGGATCCGACGTAGAAGTACCCGTCATTCAGGTAGCTGTCCCTGATGAACAGGTCATGCCCCGAGGCGAACCCCGCCGAAGCGAAGTTCTCGCCCCGGCAGGTCACCGTGTAGGAGCTGGCGTCGAAGGTCGCCGGTACCTGCTGGAGGATGTACAGGTCGTCGTCCCGGTTGTAGCGCTTCAGGTAGTCGTAGTCGCGAATGTAGAACTCGCTATACATCTGCTCCCGAAGCGGCTGTATCGTGAACGCGTTGTTGCACAACCGCCAGAGGCGGCCCGGCATCATCGGGATGTACGCAGCGATGAGGCTATCGTACGTCGTGACCGTCAGCGAGAGATAGGTCTTGACTTCATCCAGAGTGATGACGGGCACGGTGCCCTCCTAGTACTTCGCCATGATCGCGCCTTCGACGTTGACGGTTCCGCCCGCAGGCACGGTGAACACGATGGTTCCTGCCGTTCCCTTGAACCGCGCCCCGTCCCACGATGCGCCGATGTACTGCGTCTGCGCCGTGGTCAGCGTGACCGTGAGAGTCCCGATTCCGTGGGCGACCATCGGGTCGACGCTGGCCGAAAGGGTCAGGGCGCAGGAGGCGGTCGTCGAAACGTTTTGTAGCCGGAAGAACGTACGGGACAGATCGGTGACGGCGGCCGTGATCGTGCCTGCCGTCGTTGCGGCGACGTTGCCGCTTACCGCCACTCCCGTCCCGATAACGGTGAAGGCCGTTACTACTTGTGCTGCCATATTCCTGCCCCCTTAGTTGGCGGTTTCTCTCGTGTACATGACGGCGAGCATGTCGGGGCGAATGACCTTCGCGCCGTACACCCACAGTCCGTCCACGTTCATGGCTCGCCGCTTCTCTGCCGGTCTGATCCGGATTGCACCGTCGATCGCCCCGGCGTAGCCGAGCGCCTCCTGTCCGGCGCTGGCCAGCACGCAGTGCGCCGTCCCGCCGATCTTGGTGACGTTGTTCGACATGTACAACCGGCTGAACCCGACGCCGGATCCGGAGATCCAGCCGCTCTCCCACAGGGAGCCGTTGGGCTGCATGTTCGTCGAAGCGGCAATCGTGAGCTTGGTGAACATCCAGGGCGGGAGAACGGCCCAGCGGTTTTCCCGCGGGATGTTCGCCTCGTCCATGGCCTCACCGAACTCGGCCAAATGCTGGAACACAGTGCCCGAGGAAGTTGCATTCGGACTCGCTGCCGAGCCGTACGCGACTCCCGCGTCGGTGTACTTGGCGGAAAGGGCTTGGTCGATCGTATCCGCGATGCGGTACGAGCCTCTTTCGATGCCTGCCGTCATGACGTCGACGGGGATGAACCGTTCGTCGGTTTCGTCGAGCTGGAAGGCGAAGTACTTCTTCTGGTCGATGACCATCGAAAGCCCCGCGTCGTCCAGTTGCTGGAACGTCATGTCCGAGTAGGCCGTGTAGTCGTTGACATCCACTTCGCCAATCTGGTTGAACTTGATGGTTCCACCGATGCTTACCTGCCCGGTGTACCTCTGGTTCGCGAGATTGCCGAAGATCAGCCGCTTCTGGAGCGCCACGATGAGGCTATTGATCCAGATAGTCGGCTTTAGACCTTCAAGTGCCATTACCTAGTCTCCTTACTGGCGGTCGAGTGATTGATGATACGTAAGGGACTCCATGATCTTGTCGCGGTTCTGCGCGAAGGTCCGCGGGTCTGAGGAAAGCTCGTTGATCTGATCGATCGAAAAAAACTTCCCTGAGGTGTTGCCGTTCGGCCCCTTGGTAGGCTCTCGCCCACCGGCTTTGAGCACGCCCTCTTTGACCTGCTGCGCATATGAGGAGAAAAGCCCTTCAGCCGACTGGACGAACGACTCGATGTCGTCGTCGCTCTCCCCGGAAAACCACTGTACCGCTTCGGCGGGCAGTGCCTTTTCAGTGAGCACCTGTCGCAGCTTCTCTCTCCGCTCCTGGGAGGCAACGCGCGATTCGGCTTCCTGCCGTCGCTTCTCGCTGGCCTCGATCGCGTCCCGGAGTTCCTTGATCGCTTTTTGCTCGGGCGTCTCGGGCGGATGCGTTTTCTCGTATTCCGCCTGAACGAGCTTCGGAAGCTCTGCTTCCCGAAACCTGCTCATGGATGACTCCACGCCCTTGCTGATCCGTGAGTCGACGGCCTTTGCAAGCTCGGGATTCGCCTTCAGTAGCGTTCCCAGTTTGCCCTCAGTGAACCCTGCAAGCGGATTTGCGGCTCCCTGGATCTCTGCGACCAGCGCATCGACCTCTTCCGCCTTCTCCTCGCCCACAAGTTTCTTCAGCTCGTCAATCGTCATACCTTGTCCTCCGGCCCGCCGCAGTTCCTGCCCGCAGCACGCCATGTGTCACATAACGTAGTCCACAGCGAACGATGTTGCAAGTGGGTGCTCAATCGCCCAGCGGATTGTATTTCCCGCGGGGGTCAAGCCCCGCCTGCCAGTCGTCGTAGGTG